GCTTTACTTATTGCCCTTGTTTCTTTACTTTTAGCTATTATTGTTTCTCTATTTTTTAAATAGTGTTCACGGCTGCGTTGCTTGTGATACGCTTTTCTTACGTTCTCGTCTTTGTATGGCATCAGGATGTACCTTATATTTCCAATAGAGTGCGTTTTTGTAAGACCACGGATTAGAAGGAGTATACAGTTTAAATCCCGCATTGATTAAACTATTGCTGCTGGCAGGGTTATTTGTTGTGTCAGTAATACACCAATTCCATCCAAGCTTTCTTGCTTGTTTTAGACGAGCCTTAATTAATCTTAATTGCAACCCATTACCAGTAAACTCATCTAGTACACCTGCTCTACATAAATAACCTGTATCTGTCCACTTGATCGAGCGGACCAAACCCGCAAAGGCGACAGGCTTTCCATCCGCTGCATACGCAATCCACCAATGACCCCGATCTGTCTTGTACGGCGTATCCTGAGGAAGTATTTTCTTTTGAAGAAAAAGTAGTGTGGTTTGAACTGACGAGACTCTGAGGTCCACTTTTTTGACTGTGAATTGCATTTCCCATACCCCTCCGCTGATTTGTCTATTTATACCTATTTTACCTAAAAAGTATTGCACAAAGATAAAAACATGGTATTATGGCTTATCTGGGTAAAACCAGCCTATTTGACTGTCCCAGCAGACGATATACCGACTTATAGGCTTAACTTGTATATAGGAGATCCTCATGGGATTCGCTACTCACCTAGGCCCTTGGTTACTGGGCACAAATCGCTATTCTACTGGCACAACTGCAACTACTTTAGCTAACACAGGCTGCACCGTTGTTTCTCAATCTGCTGACGTAGTTTATGGCACATTGACTGGCAACTTGATTGCTGTTCCTGCTGGTTCACAGATTGTTGACGTTAAAGTTGTTACCACAACTGTATTTAGCGCTGCAACAACTTGCGTATTAAATATTGGCGGTACAGCATTTACTACTACTGGCACTATTACTAGTGTTGGTTCTGTAGCATTAGGCGCCAATGCAACTACTCCTGGCGGTTGGTTAAACGTTGGTTCTTCTGATGTATTAATTGGATACACATTGGCTGGTACATCGCTGTCAACTGGTGCAGCAACTATTATCGTTACTTATGCTGTTCGTAATTCAGACGGTAGTCAACGTCCATCTGGCACACAAAATTAATCTAGGGGGCCTCGTGCCCCCATTACATCTTTAGGAGATTAATTATGATGCAATATGACGTAAAACAAGCGCATATTAATGCTAGTGGCATTATGGTACCTTACGGTACACGTATTAAAGGCATTTCATTTACTGGAAGCACGTCCGCAGGAACTGTAGCTTTATTTGATACGACAACAGCCCCAGTAACTACTGCTACTTATGGTCGCTCTGGAACTACTGTTACTATTAGCTCTACAGCGCACGGTTTGACAACTGGACAGGTTATTGGTATTGACTTTGCTGCAGGTACAGGCGGTACAGCTACTAATGGAAACTATGCAATTACTGTTACAAGCGCAAATGCTTTTACCGTAACCGATATTAATAGCGGAACCATCACGGCAACTCCAGCACTTGTTTATTCAACAGGTTATTGGCTTTTGTCTTATGACGTTGCTGCAAATGATACTTATAATAATGCTTTGTTTATTCCGGGCGAAGGCGTAAGAGCCATTACTGGTGTTTATGCGTCAATAAGCAACCTAGTTGCAGTAAATATTTACTACGGATAAAAAATGTCAGAAACGACTCAAGCGCAGGGTTCATATGACTTAACAGGGCGGAAGATTATGTTAGGTCTTCCAACCTACGACTTCAAGGTAACTGCAAAGCTGGCTATTTCGCTGGCTTCTTTTTGCGTTCAAGCACAAAAACACGGTGTAGATATTCAGATTTGCAATATTTCTGGATGCTCTGTAGTGTCTCGTGTGCGCAATTTGATTGCTAAAGACTTTTTAGACTCAGACTGCACAGATTTAATGTTTATTGATTCAGACATTAATTTTGAAGCTGAAGACATATTCCGCCTAATGGCATGGAATAGCGACCCTAAAAAGGGTATTGTTGCCGGTATTCCGGTAGCCCGCAAAAAAGGCAAAGTCTATATCTCTACGCTGGATACTGATGAAGATGAAAATATCTTTATGAACTACATGGGCTTGGTTAAAGCCAAGCGTGTAGCTACTGCCTTTATGATGATTCGTAGAGAAGTATTTGAGAAACTAAAAGATGCACATCCAGAGTGGCTGTACCACGATGAAAAGAAAGTTGGCGATGAAATAATTGCTTTCTTTGACTTTGCTCTAAAAGATGGTCAGTACGTAGGAGAAGACTTTTTATTCTGCGACCGGGCTAGAGAACTTGGTTACGAAGTATGGATTGACCCAACAATTAAATTAGGTCATATGGGCATGGAAGAATTTGCTGGCGCTTTTGGTGAAGACTATCTATACCCATTGATGAAGTCCATTGAGTCCAAAAAGGATGCCGCATAATGGCAACTACACCCGCATGGACTCGCAAAGAAGGCAAGAACCCCAAAGGCGGATTAAACGCCAAGGGGAGAGCATCAGCGAAGAAACAGGGTATGAACTTAAAACCGCCGCAACCGGAAGGCGGCTCTCGGAAAAAGTCTTTCTGTGCCCGAATGGAAGGCATGAAGAAAAAACTGACAAGCGAGAAGACCGCTAAAGACCCAGATAGCCGTATTAATAAGAGCCTGCGGGCATGGAAGTGTTAAAATGAAAGACCCATTTATGAATATGGACGAAGCAACAAAGCACATCATTGACTTTGCCTCCATTGCAACCGTACTAGGAACTCTTGCAGATATGTTGCCCGCTATTGCCGCTATTTTTACGATAGTTTGGACCGCTATCCGCATTTATGAAACTAAAACCGTTCAACGTTGGTTAGGAAAAAACAATGCCATCAACAAGTAAAAAACAACACAATTTTATGGAAGCTATTGCGCATTCTCCAAAGTTTGCTAAAAAGGTTGGCGTTCCTCAGTCAGTAGGAAAAGACTTTGCAGCAGCAGACAAAGGTCGTAAATTTAAAGAAGGTGGAACTATGAAACCAGTAGACATGAAGAAAAATCCCGGATTAGCAAAATTACCAACGGAAGTGAGAAATAAAATGGGCTATATGAAAAAAGGCGGCATGGCTAATGACGATGCCAAAGAAGACATGAAAATGGACAAAAAGCAAGATGTTGCCATGATTAAAAAAGCTTTTAAAGAGCACGATGCTCAAGAACATAAGGGCGGCAAAGGTACTAAGTTGACATTAAAAAAGGGCGGTATGTGTGCTCCTAAGAAAATGGCATCTGGTGGCAAAGTAGGTCAATTATCTAAAGCTGATGGCTGTGCTACAAAAGGCAAGTCCAAAGGCACAATGATTAAGATGAAAATGGGCGGAGCTTGCTAATATGAAAAAGAAGATGCGCAAATTTGCAGAAGGCGGATTTAGTGCCGCTCAAGAAGAATGGCTAGGTGGAGCTGACCGTACTGACCCATACATCTTGGCTCGTATGCGCTCTGCTGTTCCAGATGAAGCAAAACCTACTTCTCGTGATTTTGATACAACCGACTCTCAAACTCCATCCATGGACTTGCCAGCGGCCCCAGTAACCAAAACCATTTCTCAATCTAAGGTTTCTGTAACCAAGCCTAAATCTAGCTGGGATGACAATTCTAAAATTGCACCGATGCCAGAGTCTCCAGCGGAGAATAAGGCTCGCATGGAAGGTCTCATTAAAAAACAAGCACTTGAGCGTGTTGAGCCTGAGAACTACGTCCCCGGTCCGGGCATGCTTAAAGGGATGCTTAAATCTGTTGTTAATAAGGGACTAAAGACATATACAGCTAAAGAAATAGCGGATATGGCTCCCAAGATGATTGGAAGAGAGTCTTTAAAATTAGGTCGTGAACCATTAAAAGTTGGCATGAAAAAAGGCGGCGCAGTTAAAAAGATGTCTAGTGGCGGTAAAGTTAAATCAGCATCATCTCGTGCGGATGGCTGCGCTATTCGTGGAAAGACAAAGGCTTAATCATGGGCGCATTACAGCAAGACGAAAATGGCAATATCATGAACGATGCCGTAACCAAAGAGAATCAAAAAGGTTACGAAAACTATGAAGCTGAAAACGCTAAGAAACAAAAAGAAATGGAAGCTAAAGACGCTAAATTTACAGAGACTATTAAGTCTGGCGTAAAAAAAGTGCGTGGTATGCTGGGATTAAAATCTGGCGGTTCCGTTTCTTCTGCATCTAAACGTGCTGATGGATGCTGCGTTAAGGGTAAAACCCGTGGGCAGCTAAGATGAGAACCTCTCGTGGTATGGGAGCCATCTCTCCATCCAAAATGCCTAATGGAACAAAGAAAGCCCGTAAAGATAACACGGACTTTACGGAGTACAAAAAGGGTGGAGAAGTCTGGGATAAACCAAGACCAAAAGGTTTAGGAAAACCCAAGAAATTGTCTTCAGCTAAAAAATCTAACGCAAAAGCTATGGCTAAGGCTGCTGGACGTCCTTATCCTAATTTAATTGACAATATGAGAGCTGCAAGGAAGAAATAATGGCTACTAAAAATTGGATTGCTGACGCTATTAAAAAACCCGGAGCTTTAAAAAAGTCACTTGGAGTTAAGTCTTCAGAAAAAATTCCGTCAAGTAAACTTGCTGCAGCTGCAAAAAAACCCGGCAAGATGGGTAAGCGAGCAAGACTTGCGGAAACCCTAAAGGGATTAAAAAAGTGAAAGACTTTATTAATCGACAGCTGGAAATTTCAGACAAACTATTTAAAGTAATGTTTGACGACCACAAAGAACGCATTAGGGATATGGCTATGTGGGCAGAGTTAGACGCAAGTTTAATGCGCAAGCTCGATGAAAGAGATGCTGAGATTACCCGTCTACAAGAAGAAATTGCCAAATTAAAGGCTAATAAATGAGCACTTCAGGAACCTCTACGTTTAACCTAGACCTCAATAACCTCATAGAAGAGGCGTTTGAGCGTTGTGGAACTGAATTACGTACTGGTTACGATATGCGTACTGCACGCCGCTCACTTAATTTACTAACTGTAGAGTGGGCTAACCGTGGTATTAATCTATGGACTATTGAGCAGGGTCAGATTGATTTGATAACTGGACAGGCTATTTATGCTATTCCAACCAACACAATTGACCTTTTAGACCATGTAGTCCGTCAAAACAACGGCATTCAAAGTACTCAAGTAGACTTAAACATTACCCGGATTTCTGAATCCACCTACTCTACAATCCCAAATAAGCTCACACAAGGGCGCCCGATTCAGGTATGGCTCAATAGACAGACAGGTCAAAATAACTCTGTAGCGACCGTTTTAAACGGTTCTATCACGGCTACAGATACAAGTATTACCGTGACCGATGCATCTCAGCTTGCAAGTGCTGGATTTATTAAGATTGGCGCTGAAGTTATCAGTTATCCAAACGTGGTTGGGAATGTTCTAACCAATTGTGCTCGTGGTCAAAATGGCACAACTGCAACAACTCATGCTACCGCATCTGCAATTACAGTACAAAATCTTCCATGTATTAATGTTTGGCCTACTCCAGATGCCGGCGGCGGTCCTTATACCTTTGTTTACTGGAGATTGCGTAGAATTCAGGATGCTGGAACAGACGGCAATGTAGAGCAGGATATTCCATTCCGCCTATTACCTTGTTTAGTTGCTGGATTAGCATTTTATTTGTCCCAAAAGCTGCCAGATGGTTTAGCCCGTATGCAGGTATTAAAATCAGAATACGAAGAACAATGGCTAATGGCATCTACGGAAGACCGTGAAAAGGCGGCGTCTCGATTTGTGCCAAGGATGACATTCTATGGCTAGTAAGTATGCGAGCGGCAAACATTCGATAGCAGAATGCGACCGTTGTGGTCAGCGTTATATGCTCAAGGCATTAAGAAAACTAACTATTAAAACCAAGTTAGTTAGCATTAAAGTATGT